CACACGGACATCCATGTGAACAACAACTTAGGTATTATTCATCATGAAACATGTTTTATTAGAACTAAAATGTCCAAATTTAATTTTAATAAAACAATCTCTTCTCAGAGAATAAGAAATACTCGTTTAGATAAAAATATAAGTATTGAGCAGCTATCAAAAAAATGTAATTTGCCTGCTTCTCATATAGGTGCAATTGAATTAGGCAAATACATTGCTACTTTTAATACATTAAAGAAATTATCGAAGCTTTTAGATAAGGAATTTTGGTGGTTGGGGGGCTATGACCAACTACCAGAAAAAACACTTGGCCAACGTATATATAAATGTAGGCTTTTTCATGGATATACTCAAAAACAATTTTCAGAACTGATAAATGTTGTACCCGAAACTCTAAGAACTTGGGAAAAAGGTACAATGAACCCAAATAAATATAATTTAGAAAAGTTAAAAAAATATCTAGATATATTACTAATAAAATAATATATCTAATATGTAAAAATTTTTTGAGTTTTAATTTCATTTAATAGAATTACTATATATTAATGTAGGAACTCGTTTACAAAAACAAAAATAGAATGGATTCGACACCATTCTATTTTTGATATTTACTTATGGATTGCATTTACTACACGGAATATATCCTTTTTTTATAGCATCTTCTCGATTAATTTGAAATTTACTATTTCTTAAACTTCCACATGATATTCTATGAAACTTTTTACCACTCTTAGTTATATATACTGTTCCCTCTATTTGCTTAGGTGTGGGTTTAACATCTGGCTTAACTTGTGGTGTAAGATTAATACTTGGTTTATTAGTTTCTCCATTATTATAAGTTCCTTCTTTACAATTAAAGGTTACTTTTTCCCCATCACTTGTTACAACTATAGTTCCGCATTCATCAGTTCTATAAACAGCTATATTCTTAGATTTTAGTCTATCCATAGTTGATTTGTTTGGATGTTTATACTTATTATCTTTACCACAACTAATTACTGCATATTTAGGACTAACTTTATCTAAGAATGCTTGGCAAGTAGATGTTTTGCTACCATGATGTCCTATCTTTAATACATCAGCTTGTAAATCATATCCACCTTTAACCATTTCCATTTCAGAAACAGCTTCTGCATCTCCAGTAAATACAAAACTTGTATTGCCAAATTTAAGTTTTTGAACTATTGAATAATTATTTACACTTTCATAATCTTTGTTTTTAGCTGGTGCAAATATACTCCATTCGGCTACACCTAATTTATATGTTGTACCTGGAACTGGACTTGTTATTTTTAAATTTTTATTTTTGATAGAAGTTATTACATCTTTATATGTTCCAGTAGTACTTATCTTATTTGGCATAAGAACTTGACCTATTTCAAATGAATCTATAACCTTATCAAGTCCTCCTATATGATCCTCATGTGGATGTGTTCCAATAACATAGTCTAATCTTTTTATTCCTAAAGAACGTATATAATTTACTACAGTATTTTCGGTAGCATTAGGACCTGCATCAATTAACATATTGTGCTGATCTTGTTGAACTAAAATAGAATCTCCTTGTCCAACATTTATATAATGTACTTTTAAATTTCCTATGTTTTTATTAATAACTACATTAAATTTCATAACATAATTATGTTTACTTGACTTATTACAAGTTGATTTTATGTTATCTAATATACTTAAAGTATATTCACCTGGAATATATCCACCTTCAGGAGCTTTTACCTTAACTATATTATTTTCTACATCTATTTTGGTACTTATTATAGTGCCATTACTTTTTTTGACTACGATTTTATTTTTAATAGTTTCTACATTAATATTATTGTTAAATTTAATATTAAATATTTTTTGTGAATCTACAGTTTTTGATGAAAAAGTCTTTGTAGCTGCAAAAGATGTAGTACTTATACCTAACATTAACATAAAACATACAATTAAACTCTTCATAAATCTAATTTTAGATTTCAGACTTATTTTCATTATTATTCCTCCAATTCTAATATTTTATAAAAATTATATAGTATATTTATATAAAGTTCAAATTTTTAATACATTGTATGAAAAATAAGAAAAAACCCTGGATTTTCTCCAGGGTAAAGTAAAATTATTAAATATTTTTACACAACTTAATCTTTTACTTGTTATATAACTCTTTATTTTTCACATAGTTAAATATTAATAATCCTGCAAATATAAATGATAGAACTGCCCATATTTTTAAATCCGCATAACTTCCAGTATTAAAAATAGCTAATAGTCCACCTATTAAGTAAAATACTATTCCTGTTATTAATATACCTTTGCTTTGTTTAGATATCAATGCAAGTATACCACCTACTAACATACATATTGCTAATATCATGCCTGAGCTTCCACTTGTCTCCCCAGTTCCAGATAAGGCATTGCCTACTCCAGCTGCACATGATTGAAATGTTATTAATAAAAACAATATGATACTAATTATTCCAACAACTTTTTTCAAACTACACACCTCCAAATTTGATATTATATGTAATGTATTTCATACAAATTATACAATATGTTTACACAAATTACAAATTTTATATACATTGTATCAAAAAACAAGAAAAACCCCTAGATTTTCTCTAGGGGTATGAGCTCTTTTAATCTTTTACAATTAATTTAATTTTACTATTACTTGTTCTCCTAAAAGGAAAGAATTATCGAATTCTAACTCTAATCCAGTAGTTCCTTTTGGTACTTCCACAACATATACTCCTGTTAATTTTCTGCCTGGAGCAATTTGTCCATCCATTTGACCTGAATTAGCAGCTGTTTGACCTGTAAGTGAATATTCACATGATCTACCATCTTTATCCACAACTTTAAACATTGCTAATGAAGATACTGCTTTTTCTTCTTTTGATATATTTTCCACTGTACAATCTACAGCAATAAATTCATTTCCATCTTTGGGCTTTGAAAATTCATTTCCCTTGACGTTATAAACCTTATTAACTTTGACTTTCAGATCTTTTAATTCTATAACATCTCCAACCTTAAATATTTTAGGCTTATTTGACTCTTCTTTCTTCTCTGTTACTTTTGCACTTGTTTCCCCTACTTTTTTAGGATTATCTTTGCTCTCATTAGTACCTATTGCTCCTATACCAATTATAATTACAATTACCCAAAACCACCATTTTTTATAAAATGGCTTTTTTATCTTCTGATTTTCCATACTATACTCCCCCCTTAAAAATTATATGTAATATAGTCCTTTAAGATTATACAATATATTTACATATAATTCAAACTTTGTACATATTTTTTCAATAAAAAGAAAGATAATTATAAAATTAATATCCCTTCGATCATTACTTTTTAAATAAAGCCTTCCAAGTATCTTTACCTACAACACCATCTTGTATTAGACCTTTATTCCCTTGGAAGTGCTTAATAGATTCTGTAGTAGCTTCTCCAAAGATTCCGTCTGCTTCGATTTTATAATTTTTATTTATAAGTATTGTTTGAATAATCTTAGTTATGTTTCCTTTAGCTCCTTGCTTAACTATGCAGCATTTATTTAATGTAGACTCTCCAAAATAACCATCTTCTTTGATATTAGCACAGCATTGATTATTTAATTCATACTGCAACTTTCTAACTGCATCTCCATTTATACATTGCTTCCATAGAGGAATTACTGAACTATTACAAGTATTAGCTCTAGAACAATTATCGTATTGATTTAGATTGTACTGCTCTATAAGTTGTATTAACTGTCTAGCATAATCTGGACTAGTAGCATATCCTGCTCTAACTAATGCCTTAGCCTGTCCAGTATAGTTTTTAGCATCAAAGAACCCATTTTTACGATAGCGTGGATTATTAACTAAAAATAATGCATGGTCTTCTATGCTTTCTGCATAACTAGAATACACTCTAAAGCCCCAATTCTCCATGACGTGAGAACCATTACGATATTCTCCAGTGCGCATATTAACTCTTGGACCTTTCCAACCTGCATCAGCTTTAATACCAAATAGATTTTTATACTTAGCTGACAACTGACTTCTTCCCCATGCACTTTCTAAAATCGCTTGACTAATAGTTATTGAAGCTAAAACTCCATGTTTTTTTTGTGAAGCTATTGCTCCATCCTTAATTGAATTGATAAAACTTGTTTGCATTGACATAATAAATTCCCCCTAAGATTTATTTTTTATATTAAAAAAGAACAGCATCTTAATGATCCTGTTCCACCTTGATTACAATTTTATCTACTTTAGTTTCTATATTTTTAATATCTCCTTGCATATGTTCAACAAGCATCCGGTTAGTTGTTACAACTTCTGTATTTGATTGATTTAGTTTATCTAAGTTAGTATATAGTCTTTCTTTATCTTCTTTTGCGTCTTCTCTTTGCTGTTGTGTAAGTTGCTTTAAATAAAGACCTAACCCTAAACAGCATGCTATAGGAAATCCAACTGTTTGTATTAATTCTGCCATTTTCAATTACCTCTTTTCTTGTTTTAAATTTTAAAAAAAGCAATAAAAAAAAGACCTCTTAAAAGTCCTCATCTATTGCATTTAAATATTAAATTTTAGTTCGCAAAATTTTTCCTTTCTTCAAAACATCTACAAGTGTTGATATATCTATGCTTGTAAAGATTTATAAATACTTGTATTTACTATTGCGAATTAAAAAAGAGCCCTATGGCTCTCTTTATTGATTACAATGTTTTTCCCAGTCCATATATACCCAAAATAAAACTGCTGAATCCATAGAGTATTTATCTGCAATTTCATTAAATCCATCTTTAATTAATGGAAATGCTTTATCAAACGGTAAGTTATGTTCCTGTACCATTTGTTTAACTTCTGGTCCAACTTTATCTCTTATAGTTTTTGTAACATACTTTACTTTACTGATAATTGCAATTGTACTAAGACTACTTCCAGTCATTAAACGTGCAATTTCTGCTTGTTGTTCCTTGTTCATATTACTCACCTCCCCTTATTCCTTGAATTTCTACAAAAACTATTAATATCCTTTATTTTGAATTAAATAAAATTAAAAGACACTTTTAAAGTGTCTTAATCATCTATTATAGATTCTTGTTTCTCAACAAATTTTTTTAACTGTAGGTTTATCCATGTAGAAAATTTAATACCGTTTTCTTCTGCGATTTTTATAAACCTATCATAAACATCTTGATCTACAGTGATATTTTTCTTTATAGTAGCCATGTAGACCACCCCCTGTCCTGGGGTAATTATACAATATATATTTAAATTTATAAATACACACTAATAACCACTAGTATGTATAAATAACTACTTACAAGTTGTCTTTTGAGGTGATAAATTACTAAAAAAATTTAAACTGGTGATATTTTACGATAAACAACAATTGGTCTAATTGTATAACCTGATGAACTTTCATTCATAGTTTTATAATAATATTCAGTAATTTCATCTATTCCAGATTTAAATTGTGAATCCGAGTTAAGTTGTATAAGTGGAGCTTTATCAAAAATTCCAATTATTGTCCATTCATCAGGAAAAGTTAATCCATAGGTTCTTATTAAATCATCTGGTTTAATTGTTAGATACTCATCTTTTACTATAGCTGCAATATGCTCTTCATTAGAAATGATTTCAAATTCTAATCCAAAAGGCATAATGGAAACTATCTTTTCCATAAGCTTTCCCACTGTAAATTTTCTATCTTTGCCTTTAGCATCTGCATTAAATGGTTGATTAAATTCCGGAACAATATTTGCTTCTGAGATAATAGGCAATAATCCATTAATAACATTATAATTTCTAAACATCAATTTACCTTTTAAAGTAACTATACTTCCAGTTTCTACAGTACTTAAATCATCAACAATACTAATATTTAATGCTTCAATTAAATCAAGTACTATAACATCTAGAGGGTCAATGTTTGATTCTATAGCCTCATTCAATGTTTGATTTGATGCACATTTAGCACCTAGAAAATTACCAAGGCCTGTTTTTACTTCTTTAGCACATGTATCAGCTGAAAGCTCTTTTTTTACTATAGAATTAACTCTTCCATTAAAATATTGTGAATAAAAAGAATTTATTAATCCCATATCTTTATATAGAAAGTCAACTACGGAATTTTCCGAGCGTGTGAGTTCTTCGTTCCCCATTTATTCCACCCCTTGTTAAAATTATCTTTTTTTGTTTGTATAACTTCAGTTGTTGAATCTATATCTTGTTTAATTGATTTTATGTTGTCTACAATTTTTTTAAATTTAGAAAACATTTTATTATCACCTCAATTTAGATTATATATTAAAATTTATAGCAAATAAACCTAAATAATGTTTATTTGCTATAAATAATAAAAAGACCCTTAACGGACCTGGTCTAATACTGAAAATATTGATTTAAGTTACTACGCAAAATTTTTCTATTGGGAATTAACTATTAATATATTTTTACCTAGCTAAGCTTTGCTTAGTATTTTTTTAAACCTAACATTAAAACTACCTTCTGGGATTGCTATATTTCTATAAGTTTCAGCAAAAACATATTCTTTATTTATTGTGAGAGCATGTTTGCCATTACTTAATATTTCAGCATTTATATTAGTTCCTACTAGATTATCAAAATAGTCTTTTTCTTCTGTATTAGCTACAGTAACCAAAATTGTTTTTTCCCTTTCTTCGCCTGTCCAAACAGTATTTTCATAACAAGTAGTTACATCATATTCTTTTTCATTTATTTTTATTTTCAACATAAACATTACCTGCCTTTTTTAATTTTTTATTGTATATTTTATTTTTATATTATATTTGTAATAAGTGTTATATCCGCCACAATATATTGTACCCGAATAGTCTTGCTTATATAACCTAGTATCGCTAGGCGGTTTCGTAACCTCACCTTCGTAATAAGCATCAAAGTAAAATGTTCCTGTTACTTCGTTTAAAATACAATCCTCGTTTTTTTCTATTACAGTATCACCCAAACGAGAATATGTAAGCCTTCCACTGTAACCATCTTCTGAATAATACATAGTTGGTGGAATTGCTCTATCGGGGACACCTTTTACGTATTTTATTGCTATTCCTGTTTGATGTCGTGTGACTTTTTTAGTCAACGATGGTGTATATTGTCCACTTATTAAGTAAGGTTGTCCACTCTTATATAGCCTACCACTATAACCATCTTGTGAATAACTCATGCTAGATTCAAAACTCGATTTATCTGACGTGCAAGAATAACTTCTAGCTGTCTTACTATATTTAGTTGAATCATATTCGCTTCGTGATGAACTTCCATTCGATACTTGCACAGTGACTTTATTGTCTTGTATTGTATGTGTTGCTGTACCGGTATCAACTGTTATTTCATCAATCGAAATCAAATTAGGAATTTCAAAAGTATGTGATTGAGTGCTTGAACTACTCTCTTGAAATGTATATTCCATTGTTTTTTGAATAGTGTACAGAATAAAATCTTTAATATTGCCGTCGATATTACCTTTAACAACTATCTTTTGTTTCCATACACCATCAATTTTCATCCAAACATTTTTAACTTTTTTCCATTGATTATTATCTTTAATAAATATTCCTTTACTCATACCACCTCACCTCTACTCATACTGAAAGTAAATATCACCGTCTTCGCCACCTGTCGGCTCACCTGTTCCGAAAGTTATTTTTCTTATTCTGTTTGCTTCTAATTTATCTTGTTTATTTTGTATTTTCTTATCTATTTCCTTAGTAGTTTCTTCATATTGCGTACTAAGCTTTTCTAAATTAATTCCTTTTTCTGTTTTAATGTCTTTAGCTTTTAACTCAATTTTACCCGTTTTGCTATTTATACTTTCAACAGGAAATTTGATATCATCTATCTTTTTTTCTGCCTTCATTAAATCGTCTTTAGTTGCAAAAATTACTGCTGGGTTAATCTTTAAAGTCACATTTGCAGCATTGCTAACTTCTAATATTAATCTTATTCTTAAGTCTTTAGAAGCTCCGTTAGCAACGATAGGTTTATAAGTTTCTGGATATTTTGCAATTACTAATAATTCACCTTCATCATTAAACAAACCAACTTCTCTAACCATAAAACCACCAACATTACTAGGAATTATACCTTCAGCTATTATCCAGTTTGGATTATCTTTATCAATAGATATATTCTGTATATTACCTTTCCAAACTTCATGTATTAATGATTCTTGATCTTCAGTAGGATTATAGTATTTTCCATTACCATCACCTACTGCCATAGTGGTTAAGTTTATTTTATTTCCAAATACATTTGCATTTGCAATTTTAGCCTTTCCGATAGCTGTTACAATTGTATAAAACTGTTCTGCCATTATATCACTCCTTTTTTAGGATAAATCGTAGTAGTATCTATTCCGGTGTTACTTCCTATAGGTATATTAATTTTACATTTACTTTCTATTATTTTTGGATTCCAAGGATATACGGTTATAGTCTCACCACTTGTAAGAGCTCCACCGACATACATACAAGTACTCATTTTTTGTATTAAAGAAGAATTTAAAACTATGTTGCATGGAATTATGTTTCTAAAATTGTTTATTATTTCATTAAATAAATTCCAGTCAAAAGTATTTATCTCTACTTTTAAAATATACTTATCATTTATTAATTCTAATTTGTAGTTATCTTTACCAAATAAACTTTTCAGGTTACTTTCTAAAAATTTATAAGTGAATGGAGCTTTATCAATTTTTCTATTTTTAATTCTTAGTTTTCTAAATTCTAAAGTTTCATTCTCTAAATCAGCTCTAATTTTATAAAGTTTTTCTTGATGTTTTATACCTTTACTGGTTGCAGTATCTATAAAATTCTCATATAGAAATTGCTTTTGTTTATTTTCAACTAAGTCTAATTCTATAGTTTCAGTAGCCATTATTTCTTTAAAATCTTCTATGTTAGAAATTTCTGGTGGTAAAAATTCAATCAGTTTCTTTTGCATTTAAAACCACCTCTTTTAAAATGGGAATTTGTTCAGTAGTTAAAGCTAAATTTTCTTTTTTAGCGTTAATACAAGTATCAAATATATCTGATACACCTTCTACATTTAAAATTCTAGCTTCTACTTGGCTTATTCTAACTATTAAATTATCTTCTTCATGCCATTCTTTTCTTAGCTTTAACAAATACTCTTTTATAGCTTTTTCAATGTCTTCTTTTACTTGTCCTACGGTAATATTTTTTCTTAAAATAAGTTTAGTTTGTATAGATACTTCTATTTGCTTAGCACCATTAACTGTAACTACATGACCTACTGGAGCAAGTCCTAATCCTTTTCCTTTATTTTGCACAGGATCTAATATAGTTTGTACCTTTTCAAGTAATTCATTTGTAGGTGTGGTGTATGAACTATCTAAAAATAATATCTTAACAGTACCCCCACCGTTCCATACAGGAAAAACTTTAACAGTACCAACGCCTTCTATAGATTTAATTATAATTTTATAATCTGCTACATTGCCACCAAAAGGTTTCTCATTGATGTGCTCTACATATCTATTAAAAAGATTTTCATTGCTTTCTTTATTTTCGCCTGGAATAATAACTTCACCTAATCGGGCAGTAGATAAATTTTCTATATATTCAATAGGTATTAATTGTCCTGATATAGGGTTACTATCTATTCCTTTAAATTCTGATTGCAGTTCATATACTCCAGTTGAAATTTTCTTTACAACTTTAAATTTAAAATCATCTATTGAAAATCTACTTCCTATAGGAACATCTACAGGATTATTTTCTTCATTATGAAAATATCCTTTTTTAATTGCATAAGTTGATTTTTTTCTCTCAAGACCTTCTTCTGCAACTCTTAGATCCAAATATTCGTCAGGCATATCAGGACTTGCAAAAGTACATTGTATAAAAAAGTCCATGTTTGAATACATCCTTGCAACTTCTTGTGCCGCTGGAGCTAATGCATTATAAATTATAGAACCTTCTCTTTTATCTAAGTTATTGGGTATTCTATCAAGCATATTTTTCAATATAGATTCCTCTGTTTGTTGTTCAAACATTATTACACCTCCTTTTCTATAGGAAAATCTCCATAAATAGAAAAGACCGTGAACTGTATAAGCACACCGTCTTGATTGTATTCAAATGTAAATTTGTCTACATTATTAATCCTATCATCTTGTATAAGGGCTTCTTTAATTCTTCTTTTATACTCACTCTCTGATATATCCTTATCTTTGCCTATAAGACCTTTCAATTCACTTCCATAATCATCTGAATATATAATATACTCATATCTTTCAGTGTTTAAAATTAAATATATAGCTTGTTTTAAAGCTTCAATCCCATCACAGAATCCAACAATTCTTCCATCTTTGATTTTATATGTTTTTGTTGGTTCAATATAATTGTCTTGAACTTCCACATCTTCATCAATTATTGCTCCTAATGGCAATATACTAACCCTGCTCATGTTACACAACCTTATCCCATATTACATACTGTTGGCCACCTTGAACTCTAAGAAGTAACACCTTATCACCTTGCTTAAGTCCTTCTCTAATTATCAATTTTCCTAATGCATTACTATAACCATGATTATGAGTTAAATCAACTTCATATTTAGTTAAACTTTTAGGGATAATAAAAAAACTCTTATCCAAAATAAGTTTTTGGTCTACTTTTATTTTCAAATTATCAATGCTCAATACTTCCCCAAACGTAACATTTACTGGAGAACTTGCCTTTATAGCGTCTAACGCAGCCTGTTTTGCTAATTCTATCATGCCCATATTTAAACCACCTTCAAATCAAAATCCATAATTAAATTTCCATTTTTAAATCTATGAGTAGCTTCTTCGATTAAATAAAATTGCTTAATTCCTTTTTCTTTTATATCAATAAATACTCCAGCTCCTGCTCTAAGTTTCAAGTCATTTGCTAAATCTGTACTAACTACATCTTTAAGTTTTAATGTTTTCTTTTCTTTATTTTTAAGTTGTAAAGTTGAGTTAATCATTTGTTGTATCTGTGCATTATTCAGTTTTTCATCTATCTTTTTATAGTATTGAAGTAATCCCCATTTGGAGATGTTATTTTTATCTTGAACTATATATACATCTCTGCTTTTAGTTTTTTTATTATCTTGAACAAATTTAATTCTATTATAAGTACAATCATCAATACTATTACTGTAACTATATTCACCTAAATTACTATCATCACTTATAGCTACAGTTTGTCTCATATTATTTATATTTTTTAATGTAAGATATCCAAAATCATCGAATAACACATAAGTATTTTTATTAGCCATTAGTGTTTTATCTAAAGAACTATACATTATATCCAATAATTTTTTATCATCTTCAAGAAGTTGGGGAATTACATATCCTGTATCTTCTATAGTTCCTATTCTTAATCCTACATCTTTAGCCATACCAGAAATTATTTCACTAGCTTTTTTGTTTTTAAAAACATAAGTATCATTGTTTAGTAGATATCTCATTTGATCATATGCAGTTATTTTTATATCCATGTCGTTACTTCCACTATTATCGAAAACATATCCATAAAAAACTTTGTTATTATCCACTTTAAAGCTAACAACATCCCCATTATTTATATTGATTTTACTATCTTTTAATAATTGTATATCCAAACTAGACGGTTTACCTTTTCTTTTAGTTTTCCATGTTACTTCATTTCCTAATTGTGATATATCAAATACATTCCCGTTTTTATTATCTAATAATAATTGTATATTCATATCATCACCTTAACCTTAATCTTTGTCCTGGGTATATCAAGTTAGGATTTTTAATTATATTTCTATTAAGCTTATATATTTGTCTCCATCTTGAACCTCTACCTAAAAATCTTTTAGCAATATGGAAAAGGGTATCCCCACTAACAACAACATATATATTAGGATCACTTTTAACAACTGGTCTTGGAGGTGTTGGATTAACCTTAGCTATTTTTTTATTATTAGTAGTATCGTTATTAGTAACATTATTGACTTTAGTAACGATTGTAACCTTTTTAGCGGCAAATGCTCTATATCTTTTTAGTTCTATAGAGTAATTGATATCTCCAACAGCGCCTCCTTCTTCATTATATTTAAAGTTTTCTATGGTAAATAAATCATTAACATCTAAAGGACTTCCCACAAATATAAATCTTATTTTTTGACCTTGCTCTCTCCATTTTTTAATTTTAGAAATATAAAAGCTCGGAGAAAAAAACTTTTCCGAGCTTACATTTACATATGGTCCATAATTTAATGGAAAATAACTTTCAAAACTTATTGTTGTTAATTTCGGTTTATTTATAGTATTTACTTCACCTAAATTAATTATATTAAAAGTTTTATTGTCTCCATCTTCATTGAATTCTATTTTTTCAGGAAGTACTGGAAGTATAAAACCTTCTTCACCATTATTAATACCTAAGTACATTTTATAATCCATTAGCTATATACCGTTGCCAAAAATCTATAAATATCTATAAATCTTGTTTAATTCCCTGTTCAACCTGTTCCATTTTGCCGAGGCTACTTTGGTTTGTATAACAGTCCAAGGGCTTAAATTCCCATACAACAAATGGTACATATTAGCATTATCTTTTTAAGTGATACTATGCTAATTTATATCTTGAAAGATTTATACTTGCATTTAAATCTCTATCGATTACAAATCCACATTTAGAACATTTGTAAACTCTATCTGATAGTTTTAAATCCTTCTTAATAGCTCCACAACAACTACAAGTTTTACTTGATGGATACCACTTATCTGCTTCAACAAATTCTATTCCATAGAACTTACATTTATATTGCATTTTAACTTTAAAATCATATAAACATTGTTCTGAAATAGCCTTTGATAAATGTTTATTTTTAAGCATACCTTTTATATTAAGTGTTTCCATAACAACTCTTGATGGTTTGGTTTTCACTATCTTATTTGTTGCTTGGTGAATATGATTATTTCTTATATTAGATAATCTTCTATGAAGTAATTTTATATCTTTTTCAAGTTTTATAATATTGTTAGTCTTTTTATATTGACAACGGTTTTCACCACCTTTCTTTATTTTATTCATTTCATATTTACGACTAACTTTTCTTTGTTTTCTTTTTAATGTTTTTTTAAGTCTTTTAACTTCTTTACTTTTATTTATATTTTCAAAAGTCATACCGTTGGAGCATATCGCAAGGTCTTTAATTCCAACATCTATGCCAATACTTTCATTAGTTAATTCTACTTTAGGTTTCTCTTTATCTATCCCAACGGATATGTACCAATACTTCCCGTCAAAACTTATTCGTGGATTAGTATATTTAACATTTATAGGTATTTGCTCTTTTGTTTTAATCCAACCTACTTTTTCAATATTAACTAATTTAGGTTTAACTTTAAGCTTCACATTATCATTATAAAATGATGGCTTAGACTTTTTCCTACTTTTAAAACGTGGTTTATCTGAAAGTCCTTTAAAGAAATTTTTATAAGCATTACAACAATCTTTTACTGCTTGTTTTGCTACATTGTTTGATACTTCGTTTAGCCATTTATATTCATCTGTTTTCTTCATTAAAGTGATTTCTTTTCTTAAATCACCATCTTTGATAAACTTACCACCATTTTTATAATTCTCTTGTTGCTTATTTAAAGTCCAATTATATATAAATCTTGCAGTTCCAACAGATTGCCATAACTTTTGTTCTTGTATCTCTGTTGGATATAATCTAATTTTCTTTGCTAATATCATCTTTTTATCACCTCTCTTTCTAATAATACTATATCATTAAGTCCAAGGACTTGCAAGGACTTATGATTTTTAATATAATATTTTTGAGGTGATGTTAGTATGGCAAATAAAGATTTAAAAACAAGAACTCCAATATCTAATGCTGTTAATACTGAACTATTAAATGAGTTAAAAGCTTATTCTAAAGAAACAGGAATACCTATATCGAAGTTATTAGATAAATCTATATCTTTATTTTTGGAATCTACTAAAAAATAGTAGATTCTTTTATATTTTTATAGATTTATTTCAGCAGTTATATACCCCCTCTGCACTATTAGCCAATTCACCTTCCATATAAGATTCTATCTTAGAAATTATTTTATTTATATCAGCTTCTTCTTTAATATCCCCAGTAGTTACCTGCACAGTTGGAGATAATGTTGTAAAGTTTTGTATACTCTCTTGTTGTGCTAAATCTCTAAGCATTTCTAAATGTTCATTGCTAATATCCATTTTGTTATCGATATTTTTAAGATGATCCTTAGCTCCTTTAGCATGCTTCCCTAATTTATCTTTATTTTTATCTGGTGCCATTGACAATGCTCCCGGTCCTTGTGCTTTATTCCAAGCATTCAAGTCAGGCATTTTAAAGTTTTTCTGTGCTTGTCCTTTGTTAAATATGTTTCCCAGATTAAATTTTTCACTAATATTTTTACCAAAATTATAACCTGTATTATATGCTCCACCAATAGATTTCATTTGCATTTTTGGAGCAGTCCAGTAACCAGCAGGTGCATCTCCTAACCAACCATTTAAATTCTTTTTAACATTTTTTAAGCTACTTGTAATTGAACCTACTTTTGCAAATTCACTAGCTTTACCAAGATTAACTCCAGGAATTTTATTCAATGCTTCAACAATCCAATTTACAGCCTTAATAGCTAAATTTGCACCTTTTATAAAAGCATTAGCAAGATTCGTAGCAACCCCATCAAATCCTCCTGTCATTGAAATACACATATCCAAAACATTATTTGCAAAATTAACAAATAATTTTTTTACAGAGTATACAGGATGATTAAATACATTTGCAAAAAATTCAACAAAGGAAGCTACAACATTCCACATATATGCTACAACATTATAAATACATGCACCTAGCGCAGTAAATACACCTGCAACAATTCCTGTTGCTGAAATACTTGTACCTGCAAAATGATTTACCGCTGCTACTGCTGCATAAAATATTGTGATTAATGCGATTACAGCTAAAATAATCCAAGTTAAAGGACACATAGCCAATGCCGCATTCAGACCTTCTTGAGCTATTGTCAAAGCTATTATAGCCGCAGCTTCTGCCCAAGATGCAACAGTATGAGCAATCTTACTTCCAATATCTATTAATGTTGTTAACCATGCTATTCCCATTGTTGCATTATATACTATTAGCGCAGCCACAATTCCATATATAATTGGTGCAATAATACTCCAATTGTTACTTACAATATTTGAAATCCATTGAAATCCATCTATAACTTTCATTGTTAAATCCACAACCAAATTCAATCCTATACCTATATTGTCAAAGAAAGATTCAAAAGCACCATTTTTAAATCCTTCATTTATTCTACTAAGTAAAGGCTTCAATATTTCAAGAGCTCTTTCTCCAGCTTGTGAAAATGCAGTTTCTACATTAGATTTTAAATTATTCATTTGAGCAACGGCTGATTGATTAAATTCTTGTAAGGCTTTATCCGTTGCACCTTTTTGTGCTAACAATTTGTTAAATTTATTTATAAATTCATCCATGTCTTTAGATGCTTTTAATATTTCTGCATCAGCTTTACCAAATCCAAATCTACTTTTTAGGGACATAAAATCTCCACCTAAAGCTTCTTTAAGTGCAAAACCAGCACCTTCAAGTCCTTGTGTGGGATCTAGAAAAGCTAATTTTTCAGCAGTTTTATCTAAATTCATAAGGCTATTTGTATTTTTTGTAAACTGTATAAATGATCTTGTAATTGTATTAAAGTCCTTTAATCCATATACACTTTCATTTGCATATTTATTTAATTGACCAAAGAAAGCTTTACCAACATCTTTATTACCTAACATCCCACTTATAACAATAAGTTGTTGTTCTAATTTAGCAGCACCACCTAAAGTTAAATCTATTCCTTTTTTCGCTGCTTGAAGTCCTAAATAAGCACCAACAAGTCCCTTGATTTTACCAGTTAATCCTTCTGTAGCTTTTAATCCACTATTAAATGAATTATTTAAGTGTTCTTGACTATTTCTAACTCTATCTTGTTCATTAGCTAACTCTTGTAATCCAGTATTAGCCTTATTAATACTTTCCCTAGCTGCATTTAAATTATTAGCTATTTTTATATCTCTATTTGCTGAATTATTTAAATTATCCATAGCAGAAATAGTTAAATTTAATGCATTAGTAATTTGTTGCAAAGGTCGTGTCATTTGGTCAAACATTTTTAAACTTGCTGATACTGTAGCCATATCTACCTCCTTTCTTGTATAAATAAAAAACACTCACTGTTTTACTTAGTAAGTGTTTTTACATATAATCATAAATTTATAATTGTATTTTTATTAATTAAAAGATCATTAAGTTTTTCAGAAAATTTATTCGGTGTTAAAAAATCATATCCCGAGTTTAATACAACATTAGATATTTCATTGTTACTATTTGTATAATTAATTACAAAATGAAAAGTTTGAACAGTCTTTTCACCATTTTTAATTTGACTATTTTCTATAAATCTTCCGCTTTTATCTTTAATTCCGTTGGTACTTATAATTTGACTATTATTTATTTGGTCTAATTTTATATTAAATTCAGCTCCTAAAGTACAAATGACTAATTTATCACTACATAAAAAAATTTTACACAATGTTTTTGCAGCAATCGGTAATCCTTCATCATGTAAAAGAGTGATACTAGCTGTTGCATCTAATTCAATACCTCTATTATTTAATTTGTTAGCATTATTTCTAATTTCTTTAAGTTTTTTTAAAAAGCCCATATCAGAACCTCCTATCAAGTATTTTTATAATAACAAATATTGGCTAAGATTTCAACGTTATCTCTTCTTTTTAGCATTTCTCATTAACTGATTTTCCTTATCTACATATATATCAATTGATGCATATATAAAAGCTTTTTCCTCTCTAGACATATTAACCATTGTACTTGGAAGTATCTTAAGCTTGTGGAGAGCATAGTAAGCATAATTAGCTTCACCATCCCCTCCATTTATTAGTTTTTTGCTTCTTCTACAAGCTCTTGCATGCCTTTATCATAGCCATTAATTTCAGAAACTACACTTGACCACTCACCATATTCTCCATCTGTCATTTTTGTTTTCATAGCTTGAAGCAATTCTACAGCACCCATTACACCCCAATTAGACTGCAATTCCGCATTTTTTAAATCAGGACATGTCGTTGTTTCTACTATTAATGTTTCTAAGTATTTATCCTGGTCTGTTTCTACTATTTTCTGACCCTTTAAAAATTTAACCTTTCTACAGCTCTTTCTAATAGCATCAGCTTTATTAGCGCCCAATGCTTTAAATGTCATCTTTCTTTTTTTACCACCTATCTCTAGTTCCTTCTCTACCGCTTGCACTTCCTCAAAGCTATCTATTAAAAAATCTTCAAATTGACTCATCCTATATTCCTCCTATTATCCTAATTGTGGTTTTTTAAACTTATTTAATAAATCTGCATCATCAAATGTAAATGACATATCTTCTTCAAGTGCATCACTGTCTACATCAAATGAAGCTATATTAACTTCATCAAAATTACAGTTTTTAAGCACTACTGTTTGCTTGCCAATACTGCTAGTAGGGTCTTCATTCATAACCGTTAAATCAAAGTAAGTATCAATACCTTCTTTCATGTATTTAAGCATAAGCTCTATAAACAAAGATGTAACTTTGTATATGGTTAATGTACCCGTACCTTTGTAACCTTTAGCTTTACTTTGAGTGCCTCTTTTCCCCAATGTCTTACCTTCACTTTTTTCTTTTTCTATTTTAGACTCAAGCTTCTTAGCATAGAATAACTCTTCATTCCTACCATCAATATTCATAAAACCCTTTGCTTCTTGTCCACTTATAGTATCACCATATTTTAAGTAGCCCATTATATCACCTCTTTATCTAACATCAATGTTCATATATAGTTTTTCCATAGAATCTATTGGTTCAGCTCCTATAGTAGCAACTACTGCATCTTTATCTTCACCTGGTAAAACTTCCACGTCTTCTGGAACAACATTGGTAACTGCATTTAAACCTTGTAATGTTTCTAGATGCTTTATTAAATCTTTTCTATAAAGATCTCTTCTATTATCATCATTATCAGCTTTTCCAAGGTACTTCTTACTCCATATTAATTTTGAATCATTATTTATACCATCTAGAACTCTGATAACTCTATTTTTACTAAAAGACTTATCCTTCATATCACTAAAAGATGTAAATGTATTTATATCTTCTTCAATAACAACTTTGCAATCATTAATAGTAAATACTATTTCTCCATTTTTTAAAGCTTGTATTATTTCCTTATTGGTATATTTAATATCAACGTCTATAGCATCATCATAAGTTGAATAAGTATTTGATTGATTTATATTTGAACCTGCTGTTGCTCCAGCTATAAAAACAACTGCTTCATCAGCAGTTATATGAGTATTATCACTTAAGATAACTCCATTTTTTACACTTATAATCCCCTCATAATCAGCTATAGCATAATCTGTAAGAACTGCTTGAACTTTCTTTCCTTCATCTTCTCTAAGTCTCTTTATAAAAGTTGTAACTATTGCTTTAATACTTTGTTCTTTTGTTGTTATTCCCATAGTATTAAAATCATGAAGTTCAATATCTGCTAGATACTGAGGATAATCTTTTTTTTCAACAGTTCCATCAGATCCTCCTTTAAGAGGTATCCCTGCAGTTGCTTTTAATTCTCCTGTACCTTTAAATTCAACATAATTATTAGCTTTTAATTCAGCTATAGTTGTTACTAATTGTTTATCCATCTGAGTACCTTCAAACATAGTTAATACTTCAAACTTAGAAGTATCATCTATATTATTTTGTATAACAATAGTTATATTATTTCCTTTGTTTCCACTATACTTAGCAGTTATAGTTAATCCTTCTATAGTTGCAGTAGCTTTAATACCTGTGTTAAGCCTATATAAAAGTAATGTCTTTGCTCTTTTAAAAGCTTCTCTAATTAACTTTGCTGCATCATCTGCAATATTAATCCCTAAAACATCGAACAAATTATCAGATGAAGCTATTTCTATAACAGTTTTTTCAGGACCCCAAGGCAAACTCATTGGAACAGTTACAATTCCCCTATCCCCTAATGTAGCAGATTGTTTAGATTTTGATTTACAATTTATATAAGCACCTGGTCTAACTTTATTTTGACTAGTCCATGTTCCTCCTGCCATGCTATTTCACTTCCTCTCTATATTCCTTTAATACTTTATCAACTTCTTCTAAGCTATATTGTTTGTCTTCAAGTAAAGCAGTTAATATATCTCTTTCTATTACTGTAAATTTTTTAGAAGATAATATCTGCTCTTTATTAAATTTAATTACTTCCTTTTTTTCTGTCGCCAAGTTTATTCACCTCCGTTTGTAAATTTCTCATTATAGGTATTTTCTCAACTTCTTTAATGACATGATAATTAAATTGCAGCATGAAATGCAGAACCCCGTCTATAACTTCATGTGTCATATTGCTAGCCTTATACAAATCATTTTCAACTTTTATATATTCAAGAATTTCATATAACTTATCAGCCACATCTAAACAATCTGAATTAATATCCTCTTTATCACTAAAATAGTGAATATCAAATAATATATTTTTTTTATATCTTATATTAAGTTCTTTATTTTGTGATGAATTTAAAATTTTAATAAAAAAACAAGGCTCTTCAAAGCCTTGTTGAATACTTTCATTGTATATATTTATATTAGGGAACTCTTTATCTAGAGTATTATTAACTCCTATTTTTAAACTATTGATATTTGACATGTTAACCTCTACCATTAAGTATTTGATTTAATAATTCTAATTGTTTCTTTTCTAAGAACTTAGGTAATTGCCTTTCTATTTCATCAAGAGATATTTCAACCATAAACCTTCCTTCTACCCATCCTTTATGATCCCTTGTTCTGTGACCATTGTTTACAAATGAAGCATATTCAGTATTATTAAATATCTCTACTACATAAGAATTACCTCTCCTATCTACATTGCCTACTTGCCAGTTTCGCCTTAAATGACCACTATCAACTGGAGTTCTTTTTTTAATCTTTCTCTCGGCTCTAAAAGCAATTTCTAAAAGAAACTCTCTTATCCATCTTTCAATTACTCGTTCATCTAAAGCTTTCTTAAATCTACTAGCCATGTCTTTAAACCCGGAGTAATCGAAATTTGCTAACTTACTCATTAAGATCTATCCTCTTTTGATAAAATAACTTCTTGATGTGATGTATATTTGAAACCTTCACCAGCTTTATATATGGTTTTGTTTCCAAACTTATCGGTAACCTCTATATTGTCACCTTGATGTATTTCCAACATTGGAGATATAAAAAGCTTAAGTTCATAAACAATCTGATTAACTGTATCAGTTTGATTGTTTTTACTTAAGCTTTGTTTTGATATTTTACATTTAATATCTTTATGTTTTATTTTTGTTACTAATTTAGTTTCTTTAGTTGTATGATCTTTAACTTTTTCTTTACCACCACTTATATTACATTTACAATCATAAAGTTTTTCTATAGCTTTTCTAGCTTGTTTAAATGCTTTATTCATAATTACCATACCAACTTTCTATATCTATTGAGTTGACTTTTGTAATCATTAAGTAAGCTGTCTTTAAATTCATTGGCTGAACTTCTATAGCTTATTGATGTATCACCTTCTGTTATAGATGAAATAGAACCTAGAGATGTTTCTTCTTCCCCTAAGTTCTGATTTCTATATAAATTTATGGCCATCTTTAAAACTGTATTATTAAGTTCTTCTGGAACTTCTTTAATGTGACAATAATCCTTTATTATTTGAAATACATCATCTAAGGCAAATTCTAAAAACACATCTTTGGTATTATCATCTTTAGCTATTCCTAAAATTTGTTTTAACTTATCAAGTTCAAGCATATTTACACCTTCTTAAATCTTATGTTTAAATGCAACTATTCTTATTTGTTTAGGTTCATATACTCTTTCCCAGTTAGTCTTTTCTTTTAATTCAGCTCTTGAAGGTCCTTCTGTTTTAGTAACTTTAGCATTTGTAAATTTAACTCCCCTTGGATGTAAAATATATGTCTTTCTATTAATTAAATAATCTACACCAGAACCCTTCTTTTTATCTCTATCAGTTTCAGTAGCTATAAATCCAGTAGGATTTCCATTACCTAGTGCTATAGCACCTTGCCCAAATAAGTAAGTAGTATATATACCACTTGAATCTACTGGACACCCATCATCTACTATAACTCTTTTATCTTGATAAACATCAAATTCTGGACTATCTGAAGGTCTTATTGTTTGAATTAGATTTTGTTTTTTTAATTCTGATTTAACTGCACTATGCATCATAACACCAGTTAATAATTCCTGTGCATCTCCTAGCTTTTGTTGAGCATCTATAAATGCACTAGCACTCCATTTAGATTTATTTCCTTCTAATACTGATATATCAAGTAAATTATCTTTCATACTTGTAGCACTGAATATACCATTAAGAATTGCTATTAATTCCTTTTGCATATCTCTTGCCCAAAATCCAGAAACTAAATTTCCTATAGCAGCCATTGGGTCCTTACCTGACATTGCTGCTGATAAGTCTGTAGCACTCCACATTTTTGCTCTTCTAAGGATTGCTGCAACATCCTTTTTAGATGTAATCTTAGCTGCTTCTAAATCTCCATCTTCAATTATTTGTTCTGATTCTCCTGTTAAGTCCTCAAAGAATGGCATATTAATAAGTGGTGAAGCTTGACTTGCTAAATTATCAAACTCACTATTATTTGTTATAATTCCACTTTGTATTAATGCTGACTTCTCCATTGTTTGATTTATTATATAAGGATTAAATAATTCTGGTACAATTACATCACTTAATTTTGTACCATTTGCAAATAGTTGTAATTTCATTTTAAATTTTGTATTCATGTATTATCACCTTTCTTTTTATAGATTTACTCCAGCTTCAGCCATTAATTGTTTAGCCTGTTCTGGATTTTCTTTAAATATCTTGCCTTGATCTGTTAAGTTGAATGAATCCTTTTTCCATGGATTATAACCCTGTGGAGTTTTACTTCCATCAACAGGTTTTATTCCTGAGAACTTAGTCTGCTGTTCTTCAGCAAATAAATAACTATCACTTTCTTTTAATGAATCTAATTGTTCTTTAAGTCCTAAAAGATTTTCGCCATCTAACTTAACATTTTCTAAATTTAAAAGAGCTTTAACGGCTTTTGTATTTCTTACATTGGCACCTTTTAAAACTCCTTCTAATGCATAATTAAACTGCATTTCTTTTATTTTATTTTCATAATCTTTAACTTTAGTTTCATACTCTCCTACTTTAGCCTGTAAAGTTTCATTATCCTTATTATCTTTCTTTAAATCTGAAATAGTTGTATTGGCACTCTTAAATTGCTGGTCTAAAGTATCAAACTTATCTTTAGCAACATAACTAGAACTATCTACTAAATCAATATCCTTATATTTAGTTTGTAGTTCCTCTGGTATCTGAGAATATAATTCTCCTAAAATTTCACTTAACTTTGGCATTTATATCATTCCTTCCTTGATTTTTAATAAAATAAAAAAGCCTTATCTCTAAGACCTATAGTTTGTACACCTCTTTCAAATATGGTAATATTTTGTTGAAAGGAGGTGTTTTTATGCGATTAAATCCCGATTGTATAAGAGATATCTTGTTAACTATAGAAAATAATGAATTGGGGGAATATCTCACATTGCCATCTCTACATGATAAATTACCCAAATATTCTATTGAAGAAATTCATTATTGTTGCTTAAAACTTAATGAAGCTGATTATTTAGATTTAATAACTATATCTGTGCTTAGAACCCATATACCAGGTATAAAAGCTATATATGATTTAACTTTTGAAGGTCATGAATTTTTAGAAGACATTAAATCTGATAACAACTGGAATAAAACAAAGGATATTGCTAAAAAAGTAGGTTCTTTTTCTTTAAATACTCTTAAAGATATTTCAGTTGAAGTAATCTCTTCTCTTATTAATTCTCACTTATAATCTTTTTAAAAGTTGCCAATTGACCATCCAAAGTTAAATTGGTAACTCTTTTTGTTTCATTAATATATTCTTGAATATATTTTTGCACCAATTCAAAAGATTCCTTAGGTACATCACATCCAACATAGTGATGTGATGTACAAATAATTTTTTGTAATAACGTTGGTAAATCACAATAAATAAGCTTAGTTAATTCTCCATATTCCTCTTCTCTTAAGTTACTCATTTATTTTTACCTCACTTTCAGACATAATGAAAGCACCTACTATTTTTACTTAGTAAATGCTTATTAATTAATATTTTGTTTTTTATTAAACTCTTCTAACTTGTCAAACCATATTTCTGATAGTTCCTTAAACTTTTGTGTTGATATTTCAACTTCTTCATCGGTAAAATCACAATATACTATTGTTTTTTCTTTTCCTACATCTGCTCCAAATCCTGTTTGAACTCCAAAATCTCCATTTTCAATCTTGCCTTTCATTGTATCATCTATAGTTTTTAACCATTCTTCTTTACTATCAATATCTAAAGCAGATCTAATAAATATATTACTCAATATTTTATATTTATCTTCAAAGCACATAAACAATTCTAACTTTCCAAATATATCTTTAGTAATAAACTTATATTTCATGAAATCACTCCTTTAAAATTTAGGATATGCTGTCATTATATTACCTTTATCATCTAAATACATTCCTACTTTAAAACTATAACTTGTATTGCCTATAAATTCATTTGTAGGAGTTTCTATTCTACTATAATAAGCTTCATTTATGGCATTAACAACTTGTTGTGGTGTCATATCCGTTGGAAAAAATGTTGATTTAGCTATCTTAGGAACTCCGCTAATAATTACCTTTGCTTTATAAATACCATTTTCATTAACTTTGCTTTTGGTTTCTTCTATAATTTCACCCTTTTTAGTTGGCATGTTTTCCATATGAAATCCAACTGCCTTACCTCTTTTGTTTATTTCACCTTCAAGTATATGCTTAATTACATTCTTACTCGCAAAGTTTTCTGTATACTTCAATCTATCTAAATTATAAACAGTTTCAAGTTTGTATTTATATGATATTCTGTCCCAATCTTCTTTATTATTATACTTTAACTCTTGGAACTTATCAAAGGATTTAGGAATATCCTTTCCTAAAATTTCTTTATATCTTTCATGTTGTTTTATATCATTAGACTTATTTTTTATTTTCTTTTCAGTCATTACTTCTTTAGGATCATCTCTAACATACTTATTGTACCAATCTTTATAGCTCATAGCACCATCTACATAATAACTATTGCCTTTATTATCTCTAGCAATTCTTTCTTCATCTATCGCATCTGGAAAATATGCTACTGTAGTGGTTCTACAATTCGGATGAAATGGTGGAGCATTAACTCCTATCTCTTTTTCACTTACTTTAAATACTTTTCCATCCATGTATCTACATATTTTAGATGTTCTTAAATCTAATGTTGCAAGTATTTCATACTGTTTAACTACTCCACTTTTGCTATAGCTATCGAATGTAGCTTTTTGAGTTATATATGCACTTTCAGTATTAACTAATGTTCTAGCTCTATTTCTTGATACATTCATTCTCTCGGATATTATTTTTGATGTTTTATCAATAGAATCATCTCGAATAAAGCTTTGAGTTAAATTAACTCTTAATTCTCTAATAAGCTTTTCTTTATCATTCCATATCCTGCTGCTATAATTATTTCCTTGCCATTGTTGTGACATAACCTTTTCTACTGTTCTAATATCTAATTTAGCAAAATTAACTCCAATACCTAAACCTTTATGAACTTCATATATATTTCTATAATAAGTATCTTCATATATATCATTTAAAAGACCTGTAACATCATTTTGTTGCTTAGAATACAATAGCCTTATTTCATTATTAATTTGTGTTTGTAAAGCCTGTAATCTGCTTATTCTAACTTTATAAGATACATTGTTAAGTTCCTGTTCCCATATATCATCTATATTGTTTTTAGCCTTATTCCTAAATTCTTTTAAGTCCATTTTAAACTCACTTAGTTCATTTGAATTTAAGAGCCTTCTAGCTTCATCTAAAGTAACTTGATTATTAGATGCAAACCTTTGATAAAATGATTCTATGTCTTTCTTTATACTATATAGCGCTTCTTGATATTCTAAACAAAGTTTTGATATATAAGCATCTGTTTTGCTAAATTGTTTATTTGCTATTTGCTCTGAACGTTTTTTCCAGTAATCTTTACTCTTCATCTGTATCACCATTAGAATCATCATCTAAAGGAAAATTAGGATAAACATCTTCTTGCTGCTCTTTCTGTTTCTTTATTTTCTCCAATTCATCTTTAGTGGCCCACGGGTGATTAGCAACTATTGTTTCATCACTTATAATACCAACACTATTTTGGCAATTACTAATATTATCTGATTCATTTATAAGAGTATCTCTATTAAATATAAAATCTACATTTTCATTAGTGTAATCTCCTTGTCCAGTATTGATTAAGTGTTGATTTATAAACCATAATAAATATTCTAGTGAAGCTTGGAACTCTGTTTCAATTATATTGCAATCTAAATCTAAGTCATTATATAAAAACTTTAATGCAATACCACTTGGACTATTACCAAACTTATCTGATTGAGTATCAACACCTCTACCAAACTCATATATGTCCTTTCTAGTTTGTTCTATATGAGTTTTATAAGCTTCAACATTTATTTCTAAGTTCCTTGTTTCAACTCCACCCTCACCAGTAACTTTAACTGCTCGATATAATGACATGTTTTTTCTAAATTCACCTAAGTTAGTACCATCATAATCCTTTAATACATAAATAGAGTTAGGAAGGTCCTCTAAATTATTGCTATTGTCACTTTTATTTCTGTCATAATCATCAACTAATGATTTAACAAACTTAATTAGCGGCTGTTCTTCATCATTGTATTTGAAATATACAAAAGGCACTTTAGACCAAGTAAATGATTTTGTATTTCCTTTATCATCTACCATACTAAAATGCCCTGTATCTTCTGGAGCTTCAACATCAGGTATTAAATTACCCTCGTATTCTACATATCTTAACACCTTTTCTGTGTCCCAATATTCAACTTTAGTTATTGTTTTCTTTGTATGTCCTTCATATACTTCAACCTCATATACTCTTATAACTGCACTTAGTTTAGTATGTTCTGAATCCTTCCATAAAGGAATTATTTCTTCTGATGGAAGTCTTTTAAATCTAAGCTCACCATCTTCGTTATAATAAATTTGTGCCCATGCAATACCTTTATTAATACAATCCTTACCTAAGTTTTTAAGCAACTTCATAAAAGACTTATTGAAAATATCATCTAGCAGTTCTTTATATTGAATATTGTTAGTTTGAATAGCTAAAGGCTTTGACAATAAATATCCTATCTTTTGATCCACTAACTTTCTTACAAAGTTATGTACTAATTTATTATTAGCCAGGTTTTTAATTTCTTGAAGTTCTCCACCTTCTCCTATAGCCATTCTTTTACGATTAAGAATATCTGTATCACCTTTATAATACTTTTGTCCTTCTAGCATTAATCTTCTTACTTGTGAGCTTTTCCAATCTTTAATATCCTCTTGAATTATTTCTTCTAAAGTCATAGTATTATTAGCTCCAGTAGTTAATATTGACTTTATCTTATCCATCATAGACATACTTGCCACCTCCTTAATCAAATGATATTGAATTTCCTTTCATATCATCTTCTAGACTATATCTTAATGCATCTATTAAATGGTTATCCTTATCTACTGGTATAGGAAGAATATTGCCATTCTTATCTTCTTTATATTTATATTTGCTTATTTCATTTTTGAAGTTTTGACATCTCGGATGTATTATAATTTCTAACCCTTGTAAAAACTTAATCCCATATTCAATACTTCCCGGTCCCTTCTTCGCTGATTTAGCATTTACCCTTAGTTTTTTAAATTCAGCTACTGATTTTGGTTCAGCACTATCACATATTACTCTACTAGAACCAGCCTTTTCTTTTACTAATGGTGCTGATTCTTCATTTAACATTCCAACTACTTCTATTTCATCACATATATAAAGCCTTTTCCTTGTCTTATCTAAATGTGATTTTATATAGGCAAAAGGATCATCGGCAAATCCCCAGTCAACTCCATGCCTATAACTATCAAATGTCTTTTCAATGTCACTAAAGTCTTGCACTTTCCAATTTTTAAATATGACAGCTCCAAGCACTCCCCAATTACCTAATGTGTAAACTTCATAATAATAAGGATCTGTTTCATTTTCTAATGCCGCTATATCATCATCAGTTAAAAATTTATTATCTTTATATGTAGTTTTAAGAATAGATACATTCTCTTTTTCTACATACTGCTTATCATCTTCCCAAATATTAAAATATTCATTGTATAACCAATGGTCCTTAAGTATTGGATTAAAACTTAAAGTTAATCTTTTGGTTACATCTGACCTTCCTCTAAGTCTTTTATCTAATTGTTTAACTGCTTTATATTCTGTTTCGGTTGCTTCCTCTACCCATATATCAGTTATTACCCCATCTACTGGAGTAATTGATTTAATCTTTTCAACATCATCTAAACCACAAAATAGTATTTGTTTTTTATTTATTTTACAAGTAATTATCATATCTGTTTTATTAACTTCAAAGTAATCAGCAACCTTAAAGTTACTTATTGCTTTTGTTATTTCATTAAGACACGATCTCTTAATTGTGTTTTGAACATTTCTAACTATTAAGTAATTTCTATGACCATTAAGCACATCTAAAACAGTTCTTTGAGCTAAAGAAAAAGATTTACCTGAAGATGAACCTCCAAAGTAAATCTGATAACGGTTATTATTATTTAATTGATGTTCTAAATATATTGGGTTAAATACTTTTGAATTAATGTTTAGATTAAGTGCCATATTCTTCACCATCTATTATTATATTTACTTCATTAGATAAACTACCATTTACCTCAACCTTATCAGTAAACATACCTAAATGCTTACCTAATAGCTCTAAGGCTTTAACCTTGTCACAAGTTTCAACTGATATTCCAAACTTAGTACTTTTTATTGATGATATTGCTCTCTTTTGGTCCTCTGTTAGATTATCAGTTTCTATAACTTCAACATCTTTATAAAAGACTTCTTCTTCGTCAACCTTATGTCCTTGGTCATCTAAAATAGGCTTCATGTAAGATTTTTCAACTACTTTAGCGTAATCAGTTCCTCTTGCAAATGCTATCTTTGATAATTCCTGGATAACCATATCTTGTGTTATCTCCGTTCTTTTTTCTCTATCCTTCATTCTCTTTTCAATATAATCTTTAACCTTAACATTTCTTAACATTCTACTTGCTGCTGCATTTGCTGTTTCATCTTTTTTTATGTTTTTATAAGCTGCTTTATAGGCTCTAGTGGCATTGAGATCCACTAGATACTCATCACAAAATATTTTCTGTTTTGGTGTTAGCTTCACAATGCCACCTCCTTTTATTTATTATCATTTTCACTTTTTTGCTCTTTATATTCTATGTAAGAATCAATAGCATCAAAAAACATCATCATTACAATTAATTTTTCAACTCTTATATCTCCTTCTAAGCTCCCTAATCCAACAGTAATATACCAAATAGATTTTACTAATTTGGAGTATCCTTTTTTCTTCCATTTAAATTCAATTATCTTTAATATAAAATATAAAATAAAAGATATTGGCATTAGCTTATATCCTATATTCTGAATTATATACCCAATACATTTCATAATTATAAGGTTCCTTTTCTATTTGTTCATCAGTGAGCCCATTTCGTGCCCACCCTTCAACTAGTATAAGTTTATCTTTTACATTAGTTTCATATTTAGACTTTGCCATGAGCTCACCTCACTTTCTTAATTGTATTAAAAAAGAACCCAGTTAGAGTTCTTTAATTTCACTAAATAAGTTATTTATTTTTTAATATAAACTTTATTTATTAAAAATCAATAAGTAAAATCCCTTACATATATTTTTTATGTTATAAATAAATACTTTATTACATTTTTTTCTATGTGTAGATATTTTCAAATAATCCAATAAAGCTTTAACTTCTTGAAATTTGGATTTGTTGTAATTATTGAGAATATCGGCCATTCCTAGCATAAATATAACTATTATAAAAATCAAACTTACTCTTAAATATATACTGGGAATTTTAATCTTGGATATAACTATAAGTTGAAATATCAAACTAACAATTCCATATAATACATATTTCTTTAAGAAGTTTTTAACAACATTATCATTTTCATTTTCACTTAAATGCTTTATTTCTGTTACAGTATACAAAGTGTATGATATTGATATACATAGCACAATATTAATAAATAAATACCATATCCAATAAAATTCCTGTATATCTAATGTTGTATATTTACTTATTTCACCATTAATATTTACTATATCATTACATATATATATTAAGAAAATAATATTAATGGTTATGTTGTTACAACTATTAAATCTAATTCCTTGCTGAAAACTTTTCATACTATGCTTAAATTTATCACTTTTATTATTTTTAAAATTACTTAAACATCTTTTTAAATACATACAACCACATTTATTCAACAGCAAGATAATTAAAACAAAAATCATTTTCATCATTATTATAAATTCCTCTTCTTTAAATATATAATAATTTTATACTCGATTTATTCGTAATAAACTTTAGTAAAAAAGACACCCGTTTGGGTGCCTTGAACTAAGATTTACAGTATCCCTGCTGTGTTATCTTTTTCTATGATACTATAATAACACTTTTTTTCTCATAATTTGTTGCAGTTCCGTTGCAATTTTGTTGCACATTTTTTATAAGGTTACTATTTTATTTATATATTTTACTATCCTTTCTCTAGATCTACTTACTGTACTCTTATCCATATTTAACTTAAATCCTATTTTTTCTAAACTTAACTTATCTTTATATTTCATTTCTGCTATAAGTCTATGCTGTGTATCTAATAATTCTATTGCATATTTCATATCTGAATCCTGCTTACTTATTTCTCTAATTTTTGCATGGATTCTAAGTATCTCTTTTCTTGCACTTTTCCATTCTAGCTCTAATTTTTCTACTTGTCTTACTATTTCTCCTTCCACATAGCTTGTACCCATTGGAGATGTCTGTACTCTTTCCTCATATCCTATACCCATATTTGTACATACGCTTACTTTAACATTTGTATTTATAATATCCTGTCTTAGTTGTTCTTTAGTATTCTCTAAAACCATGCATCTATATTCTAATTTGTCTATTTTCTTAATGCTGTCATAATATCTATATATTCTACACTCTATTTTTTTAAATATTTCTTTATCCATTAATAACCAGCTCCGTATCCTTTTTATATATTCCACAAAACAATTCATCTATACGTATAATATAATGTTTATCCTTTTCCATGAATATCTCATGTACACTATCTTGTTTTAATTTAGGATGCACCTTTGTACAATCTCTCAGCACTCTAACTTTCTTAGTATGCCTAGATACTTCTATATCAAATATACTTATTTGACCTTCAGTAATATATTTATTCATATCTATACACCTAGCTTAAGCTCTTTATATTTCCAGCCTTTGCTTTCCTTAACTTCACTTTCTTTAATTTGTTCGCTAAATAAAATTTCTAAGTCATATCTAAACCTTATCCTCTTTTGTTCACTAGGTATCTCTATTCCATTTTCAATACACCATTTTAATGGTATAGACTTCCTTGTGGTTGTTTTAATGAACTCATGGAGTGTTTGTACCTTTATTGCATAAACTCGTTGTACACCCCTAAAATTAAGCAGAAAATATGGTATTACATTTTTATATCCACTAGCCTTAATCATTCCTTCTAATTGATTTTTTCTTATTCCACTTAATGGTATGCTTACTCCTTGATAACTCTTAAGTTCTAATAAAAACAATTTATCTTTTGCAAACACTTCAAAGTCACATATGTTATGAGCTTGAAATCTTACATTTTCATTCTTATCTCCTTTGAAATTTGCAGTACCATCTTTATATCTATTGCACCAACACCATTCTGGAACTGACTTTTTAAAATCTTCTTCAAACTTCTTACCTTCATTCTTAGCCAACTTCATCACCTTCTTTTATTAACTGACTATCAAATGATAATATAAACTTGCAACAATACCACTTGATATCCTTAATCCTATCTCATAATCTCTTTAACTATCTCAATAGCTTCTAATACTGCATATCCTTCTCTATAAAGTCTTACTATTTCATCTACCCAAAAGTTATTGTCCATACTTGGTACTCCTTTATTTTTGCGAACTACTTTAATTCTTTGATTTCTTGTATAACATATCTATACCTCACTAAGCTTTCAGTCTATAATTATTTTCTTTACCTTCTATTTGCACTATAAAATATTTACACATTTCATATATCCTACTGCCTACACCTTCATCAAAATTCAGCATTCTCTCAACAACAAATTCTGTGGAAACTATTATTGGTAAATTATTTAAATACCTATAATTTATAATTTCAAACATTATATTTACATCTGATTCAGTTACTTTTCCTTTGAATAAATCATCAATTAGTAATATCTCTGCTAGTTGATATTTGCTTATTTCTCTTTTGTAATATTCATAATCAATCATATTTTGCTTTAGAGCTGTAACAACATCTCTATAAGGCATATAGATTACATTAGTACCTTTCTTGATGAAATTTAATGCTAGTGCTATGCTTAAATGTGTTTTCCCACTGCCTACTTGTCCACAAAATATTATTGAATTTTGTTTAGAATCCCTTATATAATCAAATTTCTTGTAATAAGATGTAGCTGTGTTTTTAGCTATCATTGAAGTATCATTCCATACTTTGAAATTTCCAAAGGTCTTATCTGACTTTTCTGGATTAATACCTCGTTTTATCCATTGCCTTTTGGCTATTTCCCCTTCTTGGCACTTACACCTAGTCATTGATAAATTATCTTCTCTAATTATCCATCCTGTATCTTTGCATTTTTCACACTTAAATAAGGTCTGTGGTGTCAATTTCTTCTGTGATTTTTGGTTTTGGTGGCTTAAATCCATCCCATTTTCCTTCACCTTTTTTAATATCCTGTCTAGTACCTCCACTGTTGTCCTCCTTTCCTTCTAATTTCCAATTTTCTAAAACTGTTTTTATCCACGGTTTAACAAACTTGTTTTTACTGCTAACACATTTTTGAATAGCTTCCTTTGTCCATTCATATCCATACATATCTATCCATATCTTTAATGCTCCTATATGTTGAGCTATACTTTGTCCTGGCATCAATTCTGAAAAATATTTACAAAGTTCTAATGCGTATGAGTGTGTTTCATTGTTCTCATTTACTTTACTCTTCTTTACTTTACTTTCCTTTACTTTACTTTGGGGATTAATGTCTGCATTAACTCCATTAATGTTAACAATAACTAGATTTTTGTATACATTAACTGTTTCATTGTCTAAAAGTAAGTATTCTTCATTCATTTTTACCTTTTGTCTACGCCCTACAGCTTCTAAATACCTACGCTGAATGCCCTTAGATGTAAGTATCTTGTGGTTTTCAAGGAGGTCACTATTAAATAACCCCCATTTAACACAATCATTAATGACAACATTAACTGCATTAATGTCTACATTAACCCTATTTGAAAAGAGTAATTGTTCTTTTTCTGTCCACTCATAGAAGTAACTGTTCTTATAAATCTTCATTAACAGTTTAATTACTATAGCAAAACCCATTATGCCATGTTGAGCTTCTATGAGTGCAATCTTATCATCCTGGTCCATATCTACATCTAATGGAAAATAATCTAATCCGCTTTTTTGTGGTCTTGCCATCTTTGTCCTCCTTCAAACTTATAATGCTTGTTTAATTATTTTCTAAATTACTTTCTTGATTTTCATCCTTTACTTCAAAATCGGTATTTATATATTCAATATTGCTTTGAACATCAGAATCTTCTACTATAGCATCTTTTATAATATTTGAATCCGCAGTATAAGCATTTTGCATTTCTATGCTTAAAATTCCCCATTTACTTAACATATTTCTTAATACTGTTTTTTTAGCCATTGCATCAAAATCCTTATTCCATCCAAAATCTGATTTACTAAACTTATTTTTATGTTTAATAATCTGATCCTTTGTCCAATATGTTGACTTTTTAAATCCGTTGAGTAATTCAAAATATCCTGCATACCCTATAATTGAATCTGATTCTTTTTTAGAAAAATCTATTTTTAATTCTTCAGTAAGTGGATTCCACTCCTCAAGTTCTCCTTCATGTACCTCTATCACATTTATAGATTTATACTGTCCAGTTCTTAATGCTAACTGTACATATCCCTTATATCCCATTTGAAACTGTGCTTTATTTTTATAAGGCACTACCCATGCATACCCTAGATTTTTATCTACAGGTAAGTCCATTGTTGCTGCAACCATACAACTTGCAACTACACTCATAGGATCACACTTTTGTAGGTTCGTATCTCCATTAACTAAATTCACTATACTGCTCATATATTGTGGTGCTTTTTGGTTCAATACTTCTTCAAATCTTTTCTTTATGCCACCATTACTCAAAAGTCCTTTTACTGTACTTCCTATTTCTGTTTTACTTTGTTTTTTTGATAATTCATTCTTTAAACTAGATGCTGTTGCCATATTATTTTTCCTCCTTAATTGATAATCTTCTACTTAAACTTTCCTTCAAACATTTATCATAAGTATCCTTAAACTCAGCTTTTAATTTTTTAGAATCAACTCTACTACTTTTTATTTGTTTCCAGCTAATATCAAAACCAGGAACATGAGCTAATTCTGCATTTCCTATATCATTTTTAAGCTGATTTTCTAATTGATTAATTTCCTCTTTAAATTCCTTTTCACGTTTTTTTAATTCAAAATATTCCTGTAATTTATTTTTATAACTAGAATCTAACTCTACTATTTCTCCCTCATTTGCAATCTTAAATTTCTCATTAACCCACTTTTCAGCTGCTGAACTTCCATTCAATGCTGGCGGTGTTTTGTTTTCTACTAGTTTCCAAAATTCTTTTTCAGTATTAATTATCATTCTTATGAGTTCTTCATCACGTTCTACTTCTTTCCATATAAATTTTTGTCCACCTATTAATACTGCTATATATCCCTTTTCTGCTCCTGTTACTTCTAAATAATGCTGCACTTGTACTAAATAGCTAGCTGGTATTTCTTCATCTTTCCATTCTTTAGCTAAAAACTGATTAGCTGTTTTACATTCTAATACAGCGCTTTCTCCCACAACTCTTCTATCTATATTTGCAACCATAAATGGATACTTTTTATGTTTAAAATGTCTTCTATCTCTTCTTACTTTTTTACCTGCTCTTCTTTCAAATTCTTTAGCAACTACTTCTTCAAACTGATCCCCCCAATAAGCTGCTTCACTTTGCTCTTTAACTTCAGTAATTGGCTCAGTTTTTTCTAAATAGACTTCAAAAGGAGTTTTCCACTTATTTATTCCAAGTATTGCTCCTACATCACTTCCACCAATACCTTTTTGTCTTTCTTGAAGCCAGTTAAGTTTATTCATATTTAAGTTCCTCCTTGAATCTACACTTTAATTCATCATCTTCACTGTTATAATAAACTTCACTTAAGTAATACTCTGAATTTTCTTCATCATAAATTTTGAAATCATTAGCATTTAATACAGCAAGTTGTGCATTTATACTATTAATTAGTACATTTAATGCTTTATTCATACTTTACAAATCCCCCAATCTAATTTAGAATCTAAGTATCTAATATTTAAAAATCATTTAATTTTGAGCTGTTGGCGCAGCTCTTTTTTATTCTTTTGTGCCTTATACAATTACCAGCTTTTTTCATAACTCCTTGTTTTCTTAAAATACAAACTTTACTTTCAATTGTTCTAATGGTTCTACCTAATGCAAAACTCATTTCTTCGGGACCTATAATGTCATACCAATTAATTAAATACTGCAAATCTTCTCTGCTCCACGCCTTACCATTATTAAAGTGGAATTGTGGATTATAAAACATTCTACCTTGAGAATCATAATTAATGTTTAAATCACATTCGCAAGGAAAATCAATACTGGAATCAACGCTACTAGCTCCCAACCTTTTGCATCCTCCTTTGCTATATTCTTTATGTTTAGGACCATTAAAACTGAAACGGATATGAAACTATAAAAACCAAATACTGCTTGTCCTATAGGTGTCATGTAATCACCCCTCTTTTTTTAATATCTAACTGGTGGTAAAACTTTCTTTGTTCTTATGTCTACCACTGTGAAACTCTCCCAGTCTTGTGTAAGTCTTAGGTAGTTTTTAGGATTTAATCCTAACTTATGTAATGCAATTTTCTGATTTCTAGATAGTCTCTTTAAATGTTTCATATTACACCTCCTTAACCGTTATTCCATGTTTTATAGCCATTTCTTTGACTATAGATGTGTAAATCTCTATAAGTTTTTTATCTTGTGCTATAACATCTAAATAATTAAGATTATCAAGCTTACTTTTAGCAACTCCTTCTAGTGCTTGTCTAGCTCTCATATTTTCAAGCCTGGTCTTAAGCTTAACTCTTGCTCTCTCTTTCAAGGCTTTGTATGCTTCCTCTTTTGGCTTTTGATAATTCTTAAGTTTAAAGCAAATCTTAGTCATTAACCTGTTTGTTTCTCCCCTCCAACTATTTGAAGGAACTATTTCAACTACCTCTCTTATAGCTTGTACCTCTTCTTTGGTCTGTAAAACTTTATTGTTAACTTGATTAAGCTGCTGCTTCATTTCTTTCATTTGTTGTAAGCTTTGTATCAAAACATCTTCTATGCAAGTAGGTTTAGTTTCTTTAACCCTAAAATAACTTTCCTCTAATTTATCAAATTGTTCCCATGCATTATCAGTATCAAGAATCTTACAATGTCTATTTGCTCCTCTTTCTGTCCATAGATACAAACTTGCTGCTCTTTTACCAACTATGTCAATATCATTGACTTGGTTCTTAAACTCTCTTAATCCCTCACCTTGTAAGAAGTAATAATGTTTCCCTTCTTGAAATTTTCCTTTATGATTATTAAAATTATTTTTAATGTTGTTAACATCTGTTTCATAAATTTCTGATAACTGCTCCGTTGTTAAAACTCTTCGCTTTTTAAACTCAACTGGCACTAAGTTGCTCATTTTCCCATCTCCATTCTTTTTATTACCATTGCGGCACTGTTGAAATGCTTAATTTGAAATGATTTCAAATCTATATCATTTAGATACGTTCTTATCTTTATCTGATTCTTCTTTACCTTTTGCATTTAAAATTATTTGAAATGCTTTTTTGACTTTTTCTTTATCTAATTCATAAATTTTATTAATCTTATAGCAATCTGTTCTATATGCCATTTATCTAGTCACCTTCTCTACTTGGAAACAGTTCTTCTAATCGGACATCCATTGCACATGCTATCTTCCTAGCAACTATTAAACTTGGGATACTATTTCCTTTCATAACATCATAAAAGTATGAGCGTGATAACCCTGTCTTTTGGATAATTTCTGTAGCTTTTACATTATGTTTTTTTAATAACTTCTTTATATTATTTCTCATATATTGTTCCCTCCTATAGCTATATAGTACTATTTTATCGGACAAAACTCAAACTTTAATTATCCCATATTTCGGACAAAATTTCAATATAAATTCCGCTTTCTCGTACTTTCTTTGAAATTCTTTGTTTTTCTGTTTACTTTATCGTACAAAGTGATATAATAAAAGTATGATATATCGTACAAGCATGGGAGGAAACAATTATGAGTTTAGGGGATAATATAAAAAAAATTAGAAAAATGCACAAAATGAGTATAAGAGATTTAGTGGAAATTAGCGGAGTAGGAAAATCAACTATAAGTGATATAGAGAATGATAAAGTTAGTCCTACAGCATCAACATTACAAAAAATAGCTGATGCCTTAAATATTTCAGTTAACGATTTATTTGATGACAAAAGTAATTCAACTGTTGCTAAAAAATATATAGATAAATATATAGTTACTAAAAAAGATAAAGAACAATATGCAAGAGAAATGAAAAAAGCTAATGAAGCATTCTTCTTAGATGATGAACTTAGTGAAGAAGCAAAAAAAGAAATGCTTGACTTAATGAGTGAATTGTTTTGGAAAGCTAAAGCTCTTAATAAAAAAAAGAAATAAGCAGGTGACAATATGATTAATTATAAAATAAGAGTAAGAAATCTTATAAGAAAGCATAATACACGTTGCCCTTATAGTTTAGCTAAAAAACTAGGAATATATATACATGAATGCAATCTTTCTAATGATATGCCTAAAGGATTATTCAAAAAAATGCTTGGGAAAAAATTTATTGTTCTAAATCTAACAAGAATTAAGAATGAATTTGAAAAACAATTTGTTCTAGCACACGAATTAGGACATGCTGTTCTGCATTCAAATGATACAACATTTTTCTTACATGACCATACATTTTGTAATAGAGGCAAATTTGAAATACAAGCAAACAAATTTGCTGCGGAATTACTTATAAATGAAGATTATATAGATGAGTGCTGTTTAAAAACTTTGTCCGTAGAACAGTTAGCTGCCTATTTCTGTGTACCTAAAGAATTAATAATTTATAAATTTTTTTAATCTTTTTATCGAACATATGTTTAAAGAAAGGAGTAATAATATGATAGCTATTTACTGTAGAGTATCTACAGAAGACCAACAAGAGCGTAAAACTATAGAAAATCAAATAGACTTTGCTCAAAAATATTGTGATTTGCATGAACTATCTATTTTCAAAATATATAAAGAAGATGGAGTAAGTGGAACTATACCATTAGAAGATAGGCCTGAAGGAAAGCAACTTATAGAAGATGCCAAAAATAATAAATTCGATACATTGCTTTTATATAAATTAGATCGTTTGGGTAGGTCTGCTAGGATAACTTTAAATTCTATACATACATTAGAAGAATTAAATGTTCAAATTAAAAGCATGACAGAACCCTTTGATACCTCTTCTCCTTCAGGTCGTTTTATGATTACAATGCTCGCAGGTGTCGCAGATTTAGAACGTTCTACAATTTTAGAACGTATGTGGCTTGGCGCTAATAGAGCTGCCAAGGAAGGTAAATGGCTTGGTGGAATTGTACCTTATGGATATTTCGTTAATGAAGATAAATACTTAGAAATAAACAACAATGCTATACCTGGAATTAATTTAAGTGAAGCAGATATTATAAAACTTATATTCAATCTTACAGTAGAAAATCATTATAGTACTGTGAAAATTTGTGATTATCTAAATTCTTTAAATATACCTACCTCATATAAAAAAAATAATAGACAACTTAATAAAGGTAAAAGAAAAGTTAATGTATCTGGAATTTGGAGACCTACTACCATATCAAGAATCCTTAGAAATAAAACTTATAAAGGTATTCACGAATATGGTAAAAACTCCACAAAAAAAAGAGAAATTATAACTAGAAAGGTACCGCGCATTGTTTCTGAAGATACCTGGAATAAAGCGCAACAAGTTATTGAAGACAATAAACTAGAAGCTAATAGAAATCATAAACGATCTTATCTCTTAAAAGGAATTATTAAGTGTGGCATATGCGGGAAAACTTTTGTTGGAGCTACATTTAGAGGTGATCTAGGTTACTATGTGTGCAACGGTAAACTAGCTTATAGAGATGGCTGTACTGCTAAAAATATAAATATAAACTATATAGAAACTATGATATGGGAAGATATAGTTAATTTTATAAATAATCCTGGAAAAACTTTAGATATGTTGAAAGAAAATTTTCAACATAAAAGTGATGATAAAAAAGATTTACTAAATCAAAAACACCTTTTAGAAAATAATTTAGCTAATAAAGAATCTGAAAAGCACTCTATATTAGATCTATTTAGAAAAGGTATAATAACATCATCTGATGTTGAATTACAACTAAGCAAAATTAATAATGAATGTACCAGTATTAAAACTAATTTATCTGAACTTACAACTCAATTAAATAATATTAAAACTATTACAAATTATAACAAAGTTGAAGAAATGTTGAAGAAAATGAAAAGTACAATTAATAAATCTCAATTGTCTTTTAATGATAAAAGACAAATAATAAAAACACTAGTAGATAAAATAATCGTTAATACTGTAGTGGAAAATAGAACTAAAAAAGCAAATATAGATATTCGCTATTCTTTTATCAAAGTAGGAAATCACACGGACAT